AAAAGAGTATGGGAAAGAACGCTACTCCGGCCAGAAGTTTCAGACATCTTTTAAGCGGGGGGTCTAAATCGCCAGTCGTGAGAATGGTCATAGTTCTTCTTTTACTTCTCTGACACACCGCACCGAAAAGGAAAGGGTCTTAGTGTCGTTGTACACAAGGCCAAGATTGAAGTTCACGCCCCTCGCGCTGTTGCTACTAGACTCCGTAGACGACCAGTAACCATCTTCCATTTCCTCGCATTCCTCCCGATGATTATCATGCAAATCTATTAACTCAACCCTAGTCGGTAGCCTTCCGCCCATTTCTTTACATTTCTTCGTTGCTTCGTCCCAGTCCATTTCGCCCCAATCTTCCGACCACTCAAGTTTGCCGATGCGTGTCCAAGTGTGATGTTCTTTAGTTATTAGTTTTTTAGTCATAGTTCTTCTTAATAATTATACATTCCGAATGCTTCGTCATCGCACGGGACAAACCTCCTTATGTCCTCTTCCCACCGAAGCTTCGCCCCAAGTTTCGCTATCATATCTTCCGAAGCTCCTAAATGAACAGGGCTATCAAGATAATCTCCTTGGACAAAATTAGCGTCTAAAGAATGATAAATTGCCCAATCGTGGATCCCACCCCTGACGGCAACCCACCTCACTTTTGTTGACCTGCCGTCTTGCTCTAAAGTTCCGCCTTCAGAAACTGGCTTGGCGTGATTAAACCAAGGATGCTCTATCAGCCCAATACCGGAAGCGAAAATTGTATGCGGTTTCATCTCTTTTAGTTGTTCTAATGTAAGCATTATAATAATTTTTAATTACTCCCTTGCCTTTTTAATCTGCTCCTGAACTTCAGGAGGAAGCGAACTAATAATCTCGTCCAGCGTGGCTCTCATCTCAGTTATCTCTCTAATTATTCCGTTATGGACCTCCTCGATTGTCATTTCCTTAGTCATAGTTTTTAATTATATTTAACCTTATAACTCTCGTATTTTTTTCTGATCAAAATCTCCTTCTGGTCGTGGTCAATTATACAGGTGATGTAGTGCTTTTTTTCTTTCTCCTCTTGCCCTTCGGGCAATGCTTGTATGACATCTCTCCAAGACAAACCCTTCTTGTCGGGTTCTAAAGTTTCTAAAGCGTTAGAAACTTCCGGATATTTCAGATAGAACTGAACACAAAAATATAAATCCGCTCCCGAATGACCTGTCCTCTTGGCTATCTCCTTTATCAAGACTCCCGAACCCCATTTGCCTTTCTGATAAAGCGTGTCCTCTACAATCTCTTTCCCGACTAAATGCTTGGCTTCTATCAAAGCCATCTGGGCGTTGAATCTCGTCTCGGCAATAATAGCCCTGATCCTTTCAGCTAAATTATCCAATTGCTCATCATCTTGAATTATAATTTCTTTTGTCATCTCCAATTTATATCTGATTCTAAACCGACAAACTCAAGCCATTGACCGCCCCCCCTAGGGATCACCCACCATTTCCCTTGGGCAAATCTCATTTCTTCACCTTCAAAAAAGGGCTTCTTTTTGCTTTCAAAAGAAGAAATCCTCTTCTTCTTTTTATTAACACTTAAAGCATTTAGACTATTAGCACTTAAAGCATTTGTATCTGGATTTTCCACCCTATGGTCTAAACCACCCTCTGGTTGAGCCACCCTCTGGTTATTGATAATCTTTTTCTTAATAGTTTCTTTCTTCCAAAGATAATTTAACTTAATATACCAACCAGTAATTTGCCCCTTCTTATTCTTTGTTCTTTGATTCTCAATCAGCCTCAATTCCATTAGCATTTTCTTGTTTCCTATAACTCTTTCCTTAGTCCACTTTAACCCTTTGGCGACATAACCGGTGGAACATTTAATGATATTAGTCTTTTGCCATTTAGCGGTGTAGTAATAAAAGGCATATAATCCGATAAGGTCTGACGGGTGTTCCTGTCCCAACATCGCATCTATCGTCTGCTTAGAAAGGATTATTATGTTGTCCTCAACGAAATTCTGTTTCATTCTAAATAACCTTTTACTCGCAGAGACCTTTTAAGCCTGTAAATATTCGATTTAGATCCCACAAGATTATCGAATAATCTTTCTTGGTGTTCCGCTGATATTCGGCTTTTGTCAGCTGTTATAAGTAGTAAAGCCCACCACTCCCTCACGCTGAGCGATGGGCTTACCTCGCCACCAAACTTTATATCGTCGGGAAAATACAAGTTTCCTTCTTCGTCAAAGTATGCTTTTTTGCTTGTTATCTTCTTCATAGTTTCCACCCTCTGGCTCTAACCCATTATGGTTTGTTTATCAAGTTTTGTCAAGCCGTCTGTTCGCTTTCAGGCTCTTCAGGTTCTGGTGTCATAGGATAATATCCTACCACCCTGCTATTGTTCTGCCCTTTATATTCTTGGGTTTCAATCTTGATCTGAAGCTTAACTCCCTTTACCTCTCTCCATTCATCGCTCATAGTTACCTTGCCCTCGTGAGGTAATTCACAAGCCCTAAACAGGCTTTGAATTTTCCAAAGAACATTCTCGGTTTCAACCAAGAAATCTGAAATCATATCTCCGTTTAACAACTCAAAGACAACTTGCTTCTGGGGTTCGCCTTTTCTGCTCTCGCCAAGTTTAACATCTACAACTGCCGCTTCGTATATTCCCGGAGTGATTAACTTCCTTGAAGGAACTTTACTGAAATCATATTTATTCATAGTTTAGTTTTTAATTTTACTTGTTCTCGACCTTTGGCTTTCCGTTCAAATCTTCATTTAACATTTCACCAATGCCTCGCCAAGCTTTTTGTATTTTAGGAACAAGCTTATCAACATCAGCTTGAGTCCTAGCCGTCTTAAAACTCTGCTTCTCTCCTGTCAAATGTAATGTTCCGTCAATATCTTCAAATGTTCTCAAGGCACGAAGTCTTATCAGAATATCTTCAATCGGGATCTTCTTGCTTGCCGCAAACATCATCGCATAAAAGGTTAATTGGTCGCTTGTATCAACCATTTTTTGTGTCCAGCCGTTCTTGGAAGTTTTGTATTCGATAATCTCATAGTCTTTTTTCTCTGCTAACATTTGCTGTCCTTCTTTGACCCCATCAATCTTTCCGAAAAGGGGAACTCCTCCAATTTTAGTTGTTATCTCAACCTCCCTTGCCTTGACCTTAGAAATAAGGTCTAAGGCTATCTTCTCATCTCGATCCGCCGCCTTTCTGGTCTCCAATGCTTTATGTATCTTTGAACCAAAATCGGTATATTTATTGCTGAACTTATAACCGAAGATGTAAATCTTCCGGTAGGCCTCCGGACTCTGCATAAAAGTGGCAAATTGGGAATAGGATAAGTAGTCCTTGATGTGATATTGCCCCTTCATAATTTCTTTGTCAGTTCCTCTAGCTTTCTGTGGGCAACCACTTTCTGCATATCCTCATAATTGCTGTTGTCTATCTCCGCTTCCCAAAAAGTAATGGTATCTTTTGTCAGACCTTTCGCCATTTTGTCCATAAAAGCCAAGACGCCTATCTTCGGCTTGTCGCTTTTGTCCTTATCGAAGCCCACTACATCCCGGTTATCCTCGTCTATGCTACCTTCAAACGCCTGTTTGCCTACTCCGAAAAAGCCAGCCGCCTTTTTGAAAGCGTTAGTTGACGCCCCTTTCAAAGCGTCAGTATAGTTGCCGGCTCTATGCCCTCCATACTCTGAATGCGGCGTATATTGTTCAATTTGAATGCTTGCCTTGCCTGTAATCTCCCAAAACGACTTGCCCGAATTGAAGACTCCTTTTTCTTCCTTGACCACTTCAAACTTCCAACTCCAATGACCAACTCCTAAGATATCATTAAACCGATTGACTAGATACTGATAACCATAACCGGTTGTGTCGTATCCTTTCTTCGTCAAAGCCCCTTTAGTCTTCTGAATCGCTATCTCGGGGAGGGGTTTAGACAATTCCTTGTAAAGATTCTTCGGAAGAGCCTTACTCTCTTGTGTAGTTTTTGACATTTTTTAGTTTTTAATTTTACTTATTTTTGCCGACCGATTTCCGCACTCTAGGATCTTTAATAAGATTAGGGAGGTTAAGTTCTTCCAAGAGCTTAATCCCCTTCCCCGTTATAACCCACCAAACCCATTGCGGAGTCTTGTGAACTAGCTTCGCTAAATCTCTAGTGCTTACATTCCCCTCGGCGTATAAGTTCCTGATAGCAAGGTATTGCTTTATTTTTTTCTGTTTTTGCGGATATGATATTGCCATATATTCATTATAATTTATTTATCAATTTTTGTCAAGCTGTTTTTTAATGTTCCAATTACTAGCTAAATCTTCTAAAAAGTGATTGACATTCTGATAATGGATTTCTGTCGGGTGTAAGTCTTCAATTTCCTGATAAAGTTTATCATACATTTTATCAGCTAAGCCAAACATACAACCCCCGTGATAATAACCCCTGAACCAAGCCTTTAACAATTTCTTTTGCTGTGCTGTTAAATCTCGCATAATAGTTTTTAATTTAATTGTTTAGTCACTTGCGAGTGGACCGGTTAATTGCCTCTCTACCCACTCCGGATACTTGTCGGGGGCTTCAGGAACTTCCGGATAATGATATTCAACGCCGGCTTCCTTCTCATCTCTCCGCCTGATGTAAGCTGGAATGCTGTAATAATTAAAGTTCTTCCCAAATCTTCTAACTACAGCTTGATATTCTTGATTAGTCATAAATGATTAGTTTTTTAATGAGATTAACTTTCTATTTTGAACTCGTTAGGAAGATTATGCCTGTTAATATAATCATCAATTATCTCATTCTCAAGCCATTCTTTGTCTGTCGTTGAATTATTATCAACCGCTATCTTTATGTCATCTTTCAATTCCTCTTTCAACTGCTTGATAATTTCCCTTTTACTTGCTTCGCTTAAATCTTGAAAGTAAAGTTGTAATTTAGCCATAGTTTTTTAATTTAATTATTCTCTTATCTGCTCGTCTTGGGGTTGCTCGGCAATAAAGCGACCAATTATCTCTTTTACTAAACTCGTCATCGTATACATTTTGCCTTCGGCATTCTTCGCCTTCACAATATGGTAAAGTATCTGAACTTGATCCTGATCTATTTTTGGTGAATACATAGTTTTTAATTTAATTTTAATTGTTTCTCTCGACCTTTCTTTATCCTACATAGTCATTATAGCCCCTTATCAAATCTTGTCAAGCCCTTTTTATCCACTCCTCCATTAAAACATAAAACAACCCATCAAGGAAAATTAAAAACTACAAATTAAAAACCTTGATGGGTCGCTTTTGGCAAAACTTAACTTCTCTCTTTGACTTCTATTCCTCTTGACTTGAGCCAGCCTCTAAGTGCCAATACGCCAACAGCGATCAGCAGTAATATGCTTCCTACAATCGGGTTTCTTAGAAGTAGGGCGGCTCCTGCCCCAGTAAATATCGTGGCTATAATCGAAAGAGAAGTTTTAGTAACTTCTGTCATAATAATGTAATTCTTAATAATTTCCCTCGACCTTTGATGTATATAGCTCATCTTCTATCAAAATAATCACGCCAGCCCTATCCTAGCCCCTCACAGGGGGTGTCTAGTTCTTCTTTTGGTAATCTTCCTCGAGCTTCTCAATAAAGCCCCTTCCTCTTCCACATCATATCCTTCGGGTCTGACGATATTAAAGAACTCTCTGATTTCTTCTTGGCTTAAACCTTGTTCCTCGACAACATCATTAAAAATTATCCAGTCCCCGAGCAAAGGTTGCTCGTCTCTTTCTTGCTCAAACTCTTCCACAAGTTCCTTGATAGAGGACATTTCATCCTATGGACTGAAAAGTAATCTTAATATTCATATCTCTCGAATCTTGAGTGGTATCAGTAGTTTCTGGCAAGCTAGCTGTTTTAACCCTCACTTTCTGCCAGCGGTAGAGATTATTAGCAAATGTTGCGGTAAACACTTTCCCATCAACTATCTCTAGTTCATCACCTGCGACTACCATCCCTGTCTTCTTTCCTGCTGGCGTTTCTCGGACATTAAGGTTGGCTATTGGTTCTACTAGCGAACCCGCCCCATAGGAAATCGGCTCTAGATATTCTGTTGCGACATAACCCTCCAGAGGTTTGCTTAGAATCTCGTCTAAGACCACCCAAGAGTCCCAAAAGTCGTGTCCACCGAACTCACTGACAGGAATGTAGAAGTAGCCACTAAGTCCCCAATTCTTTCCCCAGCTGTTACGGAATTGAATCTTGTCTAAGCTATAATCAATAATATCAATAGCGTGTCCTCCGATTTTCTTTCCCTTTGGTAGTGGTAGATAGCCGTCGGGCTTTGGCTTGTAGGATTCGTTCCACATCATACCTGTCGGTAGAGGAGAGAGTAATTTAGCAATAGTCTTCTTAATACTGGGGACTTCCGTTGCCACCCGATAATAAGCTTTAGCCTTGTATTGCTCTGCCGCCTTATAGACAGAAGGTGGCGGAGTGGTTTTAAGATATTCATCAAGCTTTCCTTTTCCTTCCGCCCAGAGTTCTTCTCTAGGAGTTCCCCACTTAACGAGAGCCTTGATAGCATTCCTTAGATAGTCACCCTCAATATCCCAAAGCCCGGATATTCGTTTAGTGTTATGATAAACAAACCTTTGAGAAAGGTCTATCTCTTTTCCGTATTCCTTTTTGTCTAGAAACTGCTTTACGCCGGTTGCCGCATTAGCCGTGCAAGAGCCGAACCGCTGATGCTCAATAGCTGAATCCTTACTCTTCAAGTCAATGCTGTCGGGGATAGATTCATCGCCCAGATAATCAGCCAAGAGAAGGTCTCGGCTGTCCTTGTAGTCGGGGGCGATCAAGCCACCCGTAAAGTTTTTAGGTATCATAGTATGATAGTTTAAGAAACGCCCTTTGTTCTGCCCGATGGGATATTTCCAGATGGTAATTACTTCCACCTTTTCCCCATAAGAGTCCGCACCCTGAAATTTATATTGGTCTGGACTCAACCACCTTTTCCTCTGCCGAGGTGCAAGGCGTGCCTTAGGTCGGGTAACCTTGTTCAGCCACGGGCAGAACAAAGAGCATTTCTGTTTAATTTTAACACTACTTAAAAAATGGGCAAGGGTGGCAGAGCAATAAACGGCTCTTTTAGTTTGTGCCTATTTGAGGCGTTGCCGATGCAACTGCCACCCCACAAAGAACAGATACTTGACAGGCTGTCTATTGTCTGATAAAATCGGAAGTGCTAGCGGGTTTTGACAATTTATTGTCCCGTTGGGACCGCTTTAATCGGATAGAGTCCCAAGTTACCAGCTTCTCGGTTATGAAGCTGGCTTTTCTATTTTAGCGAAATCTTGATGTCCTCAAGCGTGTTCTTAATAATCTTGATGTCTATTTTCACGCCAGCTACATCCCGCTCAATGTCGCTTATCTTCCCATTGACTTCGGTCAGATGGTTCCCCATTTTGCGGTTGATTGATGCTAGGTCGGCTCGGTAAGTCCCGTTGCCGTTCTTGCGTGTTTTGATATAGGCGAAGAACTCCTTGAGAAAAAGAAAGAATAGAATTGAAACTGCTCCGAGGTTTAGTATTTCTGTTGGTATCATAGTTCTATCTTCCCGTGCCCCCCTGAGAGACAGGTTGTTTTAATTCTTCAACCTTTCCGCTTTTCAAGCTGATGTTATAATTCTTGCTCTGGTCAAGCCCATATTTTGACAATATATTTCTTACATAAATTGCTTTTTGTGTTTCTAATGCCCCCACGACAAATTTATAGGAATTGAGCAGGTTTTCCTGTTGCTTCAACTCCGCCATCTCTTCCTTTTTAATTTTCACCTTTTTGCTATACATATTTCTATTTGCTTAATTTCTCTACCCTTTCTTTTAGATTGTCGACCTCAGCTATCAATTCCTTAACGGCCCCGATCAGAAGGCCATTAACTGCTCCAGCGTCATAAAATCCGTCTTCGTAAGTTTCTTCTGGCATTGTCTTCTCATCCCAGACCTCCTTTTCTATAGCTGGCTTTCTGACAACCTTCTTTTTCCCCTTTGGGTCTATCTCCGCCAAAGAAGATTGTCCCACAAGAGCTTTTTTTGTCTTAATGTTTTTCATTAGCTGAATGTCATCGTGCTGTTGAAAAGAGGATAGACTCTTGTATCGGACTAAATTGGCATATAGCTGATGAAAGTAATCGTAAGATTGTCCCAGGTCGGAAACGTCTTTGTCGGGATTGATGTTGTTTCCACTCTCGAGGACAAGATTTCCTCCCTCCATACGGATGTCATCACCTATGTAAATATTATTAGAGAGATAAAGACTCTTCCACCTTGCCCCTAAGGCCCCCAAATTGTAATAATTATCTGCAAAGGGCCAGAGATCGGCAGATTCTGCCGCCCCACTCTCGTGAACGCCGAACAGGGAATACCCCCCAGCCTTTAATAATATTCTGTCGTTACTCCCTGCGTCAATTATTAAATCAGAACCTGCCGCCCAAGCAGATTGATAAATTCTTCCCATCGTAAGCCCACCAGAAGAAACCCACCTAAGCTCATTGGGAGAAGTGGTCTCATCTGTCTCTCTTAGCTCAACCCGACTCTGACTAGTTGTCCCCGTCCTAATTGTTCTTCCTGTAAGTGTTCCAGCAGTTATATTGCTAGCATTCAAATTTGTGACATTAACCACCGAAGCGTTTAAAGTCCCCGTTACAATATTATTAGCTGTCAGAAGACTAGACTTGATGTAGCCCCCTGAAATAATTGTCGTTCCCAGCTTGGCTTTTTCCACCACATCTTCCCAAGCCATATTCCCAAAACTCCCAGAGTCCGTAAGCCAGCTAATCGATTGAGGATTAGCCGAAGTCTTGTCTGCGTCAATCGGAGGCTTAGACCCAGAAAGCCAAGTATAGGGTTGAGCATTGGCGGAGGTTTGATCAGCGTTAGGGTCTGTGCATTTAGCTTCCGTGCTCCCAACCGTAAGCGTTTCCCCAATATGAGCATTTTTAATAATAGCGTTTTTTATTTGAGCCGAAAGGGTAATAAATTCTCCGGTTGTTACAAGGTTAGAAGTTAAGGCGTTCAACCCAATCTGGTCAGCGATAATCGTTCTGGCAACAATGTTTTCTCCTCCCCAAAACTGGACTCCCCCCATAAACCCAACGGGGATAAATTGAGCCCCCTTCGCTGTGTTAGGATTGGGAACTGCGTAACCCAAAGCTACTCTATCCTCCCCAATTCCATCGGCAAAAGTAGTTGAGAATTGGAGCTCGGTTGTAGAAACGCTTGGGTTGAAATAGCAAATCTCGGTATTGGTGAATTCGTGATCACTAGCCGAAATGCTGTAGGTGTCCCCATTGCTCATTATTATGCTCCCAGTGTCCCAAGAGATTTTATGATAGTTGACGATAGAAAATTTTACCGTGCAAATAAACCCTTCGTTCCCAAAGCTATCTTCTGTTACTGGAGTTGGCTTCGTTGCCTCGTTTTCCAAAAAGTCTAATAGACCCTTATCTTGTTGAGTCATTAAATTAACCTTATAGACAAAATTTAAAGGGGTTCTAGGAACAAAAGAAACAGACTCGATGATAAAGTCCTGATTAATTCCCCTTAAAGTAGAGTTAACATTTATCTTCTGGCCAGAAAACAAGCCGGCTTCGTATGTTTCAAACGACCCCTTCTTAAGCGGGTCTTTGTAAGCCGCTAAAATAGCATTAGCCTTCTGCGTAGCTTCAGCGGTAGAAGTGATAGAGTCATCTTTTTCCAAAACTTCCCTCTCTCCATAGGCGGCAATAGAAGTAGCATCGCTAACTTGAACAGTTGTAATATGTCCGCTTTGAACATTAACTCTATTTTTTATCTGCTCATAATCATCTTCTATTTCCAGCGACTCCGAGATACAGTTCCCATTGTCATCAGTAATGTTAAAAGGAGCAGTTATGCTTCCTTCGGCAAAAAAATAAATTTCTTTGTTCGGGCTAATATACCAGCGATAACCCGTTCTTTCTGCTAACTCGTCTAAGCATTTTGACATCGGAAGCATATCAAAATAGATAGCTTCAATTGTTGTCGTGCAATTTACATTGCTGATGTCAAACTCGGTGGCATATTTGCTTTGTAGATCGGCGACAATTTGGTTGACTGTTTTGCTTTCGTATGTTTCTGCTACTAGTTCCCCGTCCAATAGGTCTCTCCAATCGTTACAATTTATGTCGTAAACTAAAGTCTTTCCCTCAACCTTCACCTTAAAGCCGGCAATTCTTCCTCCGAATATCTTGGTTGCTCCATCCCAAATTTCGACTTCATCTCCCCCAACAGGGGTGTAGCTCCGGCTTCCGTATTTCTTGTAGCAGAAATTACAAGTTCCTGTTTTAGAATAAAGGTTGTCCCTTATGTCTAAAGAATTAAAATCAACATAAGAACTCCGATTAACCCCTTCAATCATTATTGTTATGTCCCTCTTTACATCGTAAGTTATTGTTTTTTGAATAACTGGCATTTTAAGCTAATCTTAATTCTCTTCTAAGCATTTTCCCCAACATTTCGGCAAACTTTTCGCCGGCTTCTCGGTCTAGGTAATTTCCTCCTTGAACATAGATGTTAATATCTCCAAGCCTCCTAGCTTTGGGGATAATAGTTTCCCCTCCGTGGACCATTGCTAGTTGAGCCCCGACTCCAGGAACGACCCCTCCTTCTTGAAAACTCGGAAGCAAACTCTTGAACCAGCTCCCGACTCCTGAAACTGCCCCCCCGACCTTTTCCCCGATCCAACTGACTCCCTTTTTGACTGTTTCAAAAGCGTCTATGAATGGCTGTATTTTCCTCATCAGCCAGTCAATCGCCGAACCGAAGATTCCTTTTATCCCTTCCCAGATGTTTGAAAAGAAGTCTTTAATAGCTGTCCAACGGCTAATAATAAGTCCGGGCAAAGTCCAGTTAAGAAACAGATACTTTAAGAAGTCAAAGGCACTACTGAAAACTCTTTTAATCCCTTCCCATACTTTGCTGACGAAGTCGTGGAGTTCCGTCCAATGCCTGACAAAAGTCCCCTTGACCGACTCCCATAATCCCCTAAAGAAAGCCTTGATCGGCTCCCAGTTCTTGACAATCAGGGTCGCCGCCGCCGCCAAGGCAAGGACAACCCCGATGGCTATCCCTAAAGGACCCATCAGGGCGGTAAAAGCCGCTCCTAAGAGAGGAAGGGCTGGCAAGATTGCCCCTAGAATCATTAAAAGAGGACCAAGAGCCGCCACTACGCCCATAACTATCACAATAACCTTTTTCATAGTGGGGCTTAAATTGCTAAACCACTCACCCGCCTTCTTTAACCCCTCGCTTAATTTTGTTATAGCAGGGGTAATCATCTCCATTAAAATCTTCCCTAGCGGTCTTAAAGCCGCCAATAGTTTTTCCTTTGCTCTTGCCATTTCTCTAGCGTTGCTCTCTGATTTTTTATAAGCGTCATCGGTAGCTCCAGCAGATTCTTCTACCTTTCCCAGAACCTCGGAAACCCTTTCGCCGCTATCAGTTAAAAGCATATTAGCGGCATCTAAGGAATTACTAGAAGTAATAACATCTTCTATTCCATATTCAGTTCCTTTTAATTTTTCTTTTAACTCCACTAAAGCACCGATAGCGTCTTCTCTGATTCCTTCCTGAAACTTATCTACCGAGCCATAAAGTTTTTCTATGATAGCTTGAGATTCTCCTGTTGGTTTTTGTATCTCTCGCAACATCATCGCTAACGCTCTTCCTCCCCTTTGGGTGTCGCCCATTCTTTCTGAAACTACTCCCAACATTGCCCCTAGTTCTTTTTCGCTAATTCCTAGAGCGGCAGCAGTAGGAGCCCCACGAGAGAAAGCCCCTGCCATATCTTCCACGCTTACTTGGGTGCTTTGAGCCGCCCTAACAATAGTGTCTAATATCTCACCAGCACTTCCGGCACTTTCCCCAAAAAGGTCATAGGCAGTTGTGGTAACATCAACCAACCTTTCATTCTCTCCAAATCCCGCCGCCGCCGCCTTTGTAGTCTGTTCTACCAACTTTTGAGATTCTGCCAAATCTAAACTACCGCTAACCGCTTTCTGCATTGCAGCAAAAATACCATCTGTTGCCTGTCCTGTTTCTGTCGCCATCTTCTCCACTCCCTCGCTTAATCTTTCCACTTCTTTGGCACTAAGATTGGCAGTTGCTCCCACCTTTTTAGCCATATCCTCAAAATCTTTTGCTGTCTTAACTGACCCTACTCCCAAGGCTACAATCGGCAAAGTCAAGCCCATTGTCATTCCTTTACCAACACTCTTTAACTTGGCACCTGTCGCCGCCAAGTTTTTCCCCATCCTGCCAAAAGTCCCAGACGCATTATCAATAGCGTTAATGATAACTGACAGAGTAGCAGTCCCTCCTATCATTTTTGTTTGGCTTGTTTAGCAAACTCCATAATTAAATCTTGAACAAAGCTCCACCTTTGCCGGTTGTATTCTTCTTCAGTCCACCCCATTAAAGAGCAGAGCTTTGTCCTTACTTCTTTCAATTCAGACTTTTTTTTTATCTTCCCCGAAGGAAGTCGCACCGATTAATTCGGTTACATCTGTGATGTCCAACTTCTTGATGTTATCCATAGTCACGGGTAGCTTCTTGTCTTCGGAATCGGTTAAATTCCAGCTGACTATCATTCTACTCAAAGCCCGCAATGTCCGATCAACATCGCTAGTAGTCGCATTCCCATAAACAAACTCCATATCCCCAGCCAGAAGTCCGTCCCGGACTATCACTTCGCTTCCCTCGATAGACGGAATCGGCAGTTTGAGGGACTTTCGATTGTCTTTTAGTTCCGGCATAATAGTTTATTGTTTATGCGTGATCGTATTTCTCTACCTCATTAACAAGAGTAATTTCTATCGCCCTTGCTGGATTACCATCGTCATAATGGATTTTAATCTCCACTCCTTCTGTTACAATTTCATCAAGCGGTCTGTCGGGAGTCCAACCCTCAAAACTAACCTTCGGTAAATCAATCGTTAGTTTCGGGTGTTGTGCTGGGTCTGTCCCAATCATAATGTCAGTTCTTTCCATCTCTATTCTCATTGCCTTATAGTTCCCTCCGGTGTAGAGTTCTCTCTCACTCTTGTAGTAGAAGCTCATCTTTGCCCCCTCCAAATCGCTATCAACATCGGTGTCAACAGTCCCATCAGCCACACTTGAGATTATGTGAATATGGTAAGTCCCGGCAGCCCAAGTCCAAGGCAGTATGGCGGTGTTATATCCTACGGCTACATCTGCGTTCTTAATAGTTTCTGAAGCTACTAAAGCGTGGGCGGCGTCGTGGACTACAATCGTCCAATCGCCAGTCCCCTTTGCTATAACCTTAAACACGACTTTCGTTTGGTATTTCTTGGTCGGAGTGAAGGTCTGTAAGTGAGTCGCTGTTTCCACGATAGCCGTTCCTAAAGGATAAGGAGTCCCTGCCCCGATACCTCCGATTGTCTGGTCTAAGTTATCGATGAAATCAGCCTTCAGGGTAGCTTTCAAGCTCTGTAAAAGAGCCAAAACATTGCCCGGATTCAGTTCTCCGATGTTCTGGTTAACCCTCGCCCCGTTGTCACCTGAAAAACTAAACTCTTTCAAACTCAAGGCGGCGGCAGACGCTAAAGCTGTTTTAGTATCAGCCCAAGTGGCGGCGGCGTCAGCAAACTTTATCTTTACATCTTGGTGTCTGAAAATGTAATCAGTTGACCCAAATGTAACGCTAAATGGAGCTCCGGCTTTTTCCGCTTCTTTTGAAGCCACGAACCCGGCTGTTGCGTTTACTAAGTCGTCAACAGGAGTTCTTATCTCTAAAGTCTTAACAAGAGCCAGACCGTATTCGTAATCCTGCGAGTTCGGCTGTGATAGCCCCAAACTCAATGAGGGGTGTTCTGGGTTCTGCGGCAAGACTTCGAATAAATGGGACCAAACGGCGGCGGCTTCCACTACCGAAGGCGTTGTTTTCCCAAGCCAACTTTTTAGAAGGTAACCGAATGAGCCGCACCTGACATTAAACTCTAGATCCCCTTCCGCCCTTTTCTGGACTATCTCTGAACCTTGCGTGTCAATTCCACTTGCCCTCGTTTCCTTCATTTCAACCTTCTCAACTATGGGAACGACCCCCGTTGGTGTTCTTCCCGGGATCCAAGCCTGTGGGGCGACAACAGTTCCTCTGGCGGCTGGATTCTCTGACCCTACTCCGATATTTATGTCTTCTCCTCTTATGTAAGCCATTTTTTATTCATTAACTTTCTTAGTTGCTTCTGCGAGATTCTTTGCTCGCACACTTCGACCTTTTAACGGGAAGTTCCAGCTAGGCAAGACCTTTTCTGGCTTTCCCTTCTTCTTTGATTCTTCTTTGGGCGGCTCTGGCTGAACTACCCTTGCTTCTCTCTTAATTACTTCTGACATATTAAATGAATATCATTAATAAAACAAACAACACTATGAAAATGCCCCCGACTACGAGTATTCCCCTAGCTGTGTCTTTCTTTAGTTCTTTATAACTGCTCATAATTAATGTTTTTGATTACTTACGCTCTCGACTTTTTAAGTTGTTTCTACAATAATGTCTGCGGTTAAAGTGATGGTTGCCATTCTCGCCTCTCCTCCGGTTATATCAACCCAGTCCCAAATTGAGGGAGTGGGGCGAATATGTAAAAGTTTATCAACCGACAAAGCGTCTTTCTTGTCAAATAATTCTATCAGCTCGTCAATCGCATTTCCTAAAAGCTTCTCTACATCAGTTTGCTTTTCCTTCTCTACTCCTTGAATGATATAGACTCGGAAGACAAATGTTCTGTGCCGCCCTCCAGCCGTATTCTGATAGCTACTTTCTAATGACTCTGGCATAACTATCGCCGCCGGCATTTTCTCTACATCAGCATAGGAAAAATACGCCTCTCCGATATGTTCAATCGTCCCATCGGTAATCTTCTCGTTTATCTTATCAATAATCGCTTGTCTAAGAATTGTAAATCCTGTCATCTTGCTAAATGATTAACCACATTATTTACCGCTTTCTGAAAAGATAGCTGGACTTGCCCCTCTGACTTCTCGGCACCCTTTTTCATAAACGGGTTGGCTCTTGTTCCCGGATGACGAACACTTTTAACAGGGTGGCTAGCCCCCTTCCAATATAAAGCTTTTCTACTTACTGGTCTGATAATATGAGCAGAAGTTCCTTCGTGAACATAAATCCCGTAAGCCACAGTTGATTCTACCGCCCCCTTAAAAGGAGAAAGCCGACTAAGTATTCCACTTCTCAACCTTCCTGTTTTAACGGGAGCTTCCATTTTGGCGTTTCTGTTCACCAATGCCACCGAAAGGATAATCGCCTTCTGAATCTGGCTTTTTACTAAGGTGGGGGCTGTCTGGAATGCCGTCTTTAATCTATCTAAGCCCTCTATTCTAATTGAAATTGCTTTTGCCATTATGTTTTTCTCTGTTCGATTAAAACTTCAAGATGGTCAACTCCTTTACTACCCTCGTATTTCTTAATCCCCTTCACTTCATATATTTCTCCATCAATAATTGCCCGATCCGTCTCCTGAATATCTGCCCCCACCGCCGTATAAAGGTTATATGCTTTACCCATTATCCCTTGTGCCTGTGCTAGTTGATTCATTTCGGCACTCAAGGGCAAAAACATTCCAGAAATTGTCCCAACTTCTTGCCAACTCGTGATGTTGATATTTGTCGGGTCAGCCGTCAATCGCTGGATAATAGCACTTTTATTAGTTTTCATTATAAAATTCTTCTAATTGCTCTCTCGTATTATTCTTAAATCCATAAATTTTATGGAACTCTTGGTGGCATTTATCGCAGAAAGTAATTCCGTTGTCTATGGCAAATCTTAAATCTGGGAATTGAGCGAAATTATAGATATGATGAGGGTGTAATTTCCCGCCTTTCTTTTTACACTTTTGGCAAGTCCAACCATCTCTCGCAAATACGGCTTCTCGCCATAAACGGAACTCAATGCTATTTCTAATTTTCTTATTTTCTGGTGTTATCCCACCTTTCCAATTATAATGATTTTCACCTTTAATTGATAATCCTTGTTTAATTCTTGCTGATAATGACCTTTTATTTCCTTTATGTGCCTCACTCAGTTTTCTTCTAGTTTCTTTTGATAACTTCATTCCTTTTCTCGCTAAACTCATTTTCCCTTTAGCTTCTTCAGAGTGTTTCCTCCCTTTTAATGCCCTTCCAATCTTTTTTAATCCTTCTGGTGTTGAAAAACTTTTATGTCCTTTTTTGAATTCTGTTTTGGTATGATAACTATGTTTAGTAGGATAATTACTCATATCACAATTTTCTTATAATTTTGTAAAATATCTTTCGCTCTTTCAAAATCTTGAAGCGATGTTTCATCTTTGTAAGCTACCGAATAATCTCCTATCTTTTCACTTTTAATCTCGCCCTCCATCTCTCCGGAGAAGTTAATAACCCCTGCCACTAAGACTGTGGTCGCAAATCCTATATCAGAAGGACACAACACCGAATAGCCCCACTTGGCTTTCACTACGATGTTCTGCTCATCTTCCGTAAAGACAAGCCCGGCATCGCTTTTTAGTTTTATCCTCGTCTTGGGGATTTCATTTGTCGGATAAAGCAGATAGTCACTAACGGCAACCGCCGTTCCGTCTATTGTCAATGTTTCAATCTCTACGCATTCGTCAATGAAAATATAAAGTTCCTCGTTTCCGTCATAGGTTTTTTCGCTTGCCACGCTATCAGCAATAAAAACCCTTCCGGTTTCTTGCTCAACATATTTCTCCATTCTAGCAATCCAATCCTCAACTTGAGGTCTAAAATAATCCTCAATAGTATGAAGTAAATAGTTTTGAATTTGAGCAATATCTGTGTAACCTTTTGGAGATAATAACGACATAGATTTAATACTTAATTATTTTAGTATACTTTTTGGCATTGCAACTTTTACAAAGAGGTTGAATATTCTCTATATTATCCGAACCGCCCTTACTTAACGGGACAATATGGTCTTCGACTAAAGTAATCTTAGTTTTTTTGCTTCTATTTTTCCCCGTCCAATATCCTTTTTGTCCTTTGATAAATGTCATTACTTAATTATGCCTTAAAAGTTGTCAAAATCCAAGTTCGTTAATTTATTTTAGCACTTGGTCGCCCCTTGTCAATTATCTTGGAAACGGATTATAAGGACTATCCATTGGATTATAAGGATATCCTCCACTAATACGATACTCAAGCCCTTTGGTTATTGTAGTAGCCGGTTGGTTAATTATACAATACTTCAAAGACTTGGTTATTAGCGTTCCAACCACAACCTCATAATGAAGTGATTTTTGTATCGCTGATGGAATAGTTGATACCTGATACTCAAGCGTCTTTTCAATCTTTGCCGGTGTAATAATTACACAATACTTCAGACTCTTGGTAATTGCTTGTTCGGTTAATACCTCATAACCAAGACTCTTTTCTATCTTCGCTGGAGTCGTCAGCACGCAATACTTTAGAGATTTTTGGATAGCCACCGCCGGGACAACCGCATATCTTAAAGACTTTTCTAGTTTCGTATCTGTAATGACGGCGTATTGTAAGGACTTCGTTATTCCGCTAGGCGTTGTTAGAACCCTATAATCAAGCTCTTTAGTAATCTTGGTCGGCGTTGTTTCGACAGTATATTTCAAGGATTTCTGAACAGCATTCGGGGACACAACCACATATTTCAAAGACTTGTTAATTGCAGTAGCCGTCAAAACCTGATATTCCAAACTCTTATTAAGCCCTAGAATCGTTTTAACGGAGTATTGTAGCGTCTTTTGGATTGTAGTAGCCCCAAGGAAGATATCGTATCGTAAGGACTTGGTTAAGGCGGTTGGCGTTTGCTTGACGCAGTATTTCAAAGACTTCTGAATGGCTACTGCCGGAACTGCCATATACCTCAAAGACTTCTCAATCTTCGTGTTAGTTAGGACATCATAAACTAAGTCCTTCTCGGTCTTAAAGCTACCTAAGAAAATGTCATATCTCAAAGACTTGGTTTTTGCTATCGGAGTAGTAAGGATTGTATATTTAAGCGACTTCTGATCCTTGACTGGAGAAACTACATCATAGGTTAGAGATTTTTCGACCTTAACCGGAGAAATGACATCATAAACCAAACTCTTTTCTATCTTCGGACTACCCAAAAAGATATTATATTTAAGCGACTTCGTAACCTTGGTCGGAGTAACGATCACGCAATATTTCAATGTCTTTTGAATCGCTGTTACAGGAAGACAAGCATATCTCAAAGACTTCTCAATCTTCATTGAGGTTATAACGCAATACTTCAAACTCTTTTGAATTACATTCGAGGTGTTAATATAATAACCAAGTTCTCTCTCTATCTTTGCCGGAGTAGCAATGGTATATTTTAACTCTCTAGTTTCTGATTGTTCGGATCTAACTTGATACTCTAATTCTCTTTCAATCTTAGTATCGGTTCGCACCTTATAAGTTAGTGCCTTTTCAATCTTGGTAGCACCCAAGAAAACATCGTATCGCAAAGACTTTTCAATCTTGGTTGGCGTAGTTATCACACAATATTTTAGAGTCTTGTTAATAGCTACTGCCGGAATTACCTTATAGACTAATCCCTTTTCAATCTTGACCGCCCCTCTAACATCATAAACTAAATCCTTTTGAACATTAGTCGCACCCAAGAAAATGTCATAACGAAGCGACTTCGTTTTCTTTTCCGGAGTAGCTAGAATGGTATATTTTAAGTCCTTCTGAATCGTAACCGGTGAAGTAATATCATAAACAAGCCCCTTCTGAACCCCAACCGGATAAACCACATCATAAATTAAACCTTTCTCAATCTTGGTTGCCCCTAAGAAAATATTATATTTTAATTCCCTTGTCTTAGCAGAAGGCGTTGTCTTAACGCAATACTTTAGCGTCTTGTTAATCTTTACTGCCGGAGAAACTACATAGGCGAGTTCTTTATTGATAGTAACCGCACCCTTAGTCATATAGACTAAATCCTTCTCTGTCTTTACTCCACCTCTCGTCTTATATATCAAACCCTTCTCAATCTTGCTGTCAGTAACTATCGTATATTTCAAAGACTTGGTCGGCTTGGTGCTAGTGATAATTTCGTAAATCAAACCTTTCTCTATCTTAGGACTTCCTAAAAAGATATTGTATTTTAAGGACTTTGTTATTTTCGTTGGCGTAGCAATAACGCAATACTTTAATGTCTTGTTAATTGCTACACTTGGTAGAACTTTATAGACTAATTCTCTTTCTACTTTTACTCCTTGCCTTGTTTTATAGACCAACCCTTTTGTCTTTGCTGTTGGCGTAGTTAAAATCTGATACGCTAATTCTTTTTCTTGTTTAGCCGGAGTGGTGATAACAGCATATTTCAAGGACTTAGTCTTGCCGGTAGGAGTTTGCTTGATTGTATATTTTAATTCTTTCTGAATATCCGTAGGCGAAACAACATCATAAATCAAGCCCTTTTCAATTTTGGTGCTTCCTAAGAAAATGTCATATTTCAAAGACTTCTCGATTTTAGTCGGAGTGGTAATGACGCAATATTTCAAGGTCTTATTTATCGCTACGCTAGGTAGGACTTTATAAATCAATTCCCTTGTTATAGGAATCGTTGGCTTAACCTTATAGATTAAACCTTTCGTTGTCGCTGTCGGTGTCGTTAATACTTGATACTCTAATCCCTTTTCTAGTTTAGCCGGAGTTATGGTAATGGTATATTTCAAAGACTTTGTAGTCGCACTTGGCGTTGCTATTACACAATACTTCAAGGACTTTTCAATCTTGGTCGGAGAAACTACATCATAAATTAACCCTTTTTCTATCTTCGTTGAACCCAAGAAAATATCATACTTCAAACTCTTGGTCTTTGCGGTGGGCGTGGTTATGACACAATACTTTAATGTTTTCTGAATCGCTGTTACCGGCAAGGCACAATACCTCAATGTCTTTTCAATCTTGGTGTCAGTAATTACATCGTAGATTAAACCCTTTTCTATCTTTTTAGAACCAAGAAAAATATCATACTTTAATGACTTCTCTGTTTTAGCCGGTGTCGTGATCGTGGTATATTTTAAGGACTTCTCAACCTTAACACCTAGCTTAGTTTTATATACTAATTCCTTTTCTGTTTTAACGCCTAAAGCTACTTTATAGATTAAGCCTTTTTCAATTTTAGTCGGACCAAGGAAGATGTCATACTTGAGAGATTTTTCTAGCTTGGTCGGCGTTGTGATTACACAATACTTCAAGGTTTTGTTTATGGCGACTGGGTTCAAGCAAACATATTTAAGAGATTTAGTAGGAGCCGAAGGTGTTTTTACAATACAATACTTTAGAGATTTTTGGATCGTCTCAGTGGTCGGACCCCCTGCTGTGTAGTCTATTTCCAAAACAGAATAGTTTGCTGTTGGGTAATCAACCAACCGATCTTCTCCCCACCCATCACCAACTTGAGTCAAGATACCAAACCTTATATTATTACCAGATACCCAATTATCCCTATTAACAATTTCTTGAACTATATCTGTTGCCACTATGGTTTTTGCCCCAAGTGCCGAGATGTTTCCATCTGTGTGTGCTGTTGTCTTTGTTATGTTTAGTGGACCATTATTATCTGCCCACGCCGCCGCAGAATCTACATCATCACCATATAGTTTATAACTTATCCCCCCTTCGTAATTATAGTAACAATTTACTTTTAGATTTGCCAAATCTATTGTGCACCCCTGTGGTAGATCAATCGTCTGGAATCGTAATCCACCACTCCAGTAGACTATGTCGTCAAATACATATAATTCAATTTGGTTATTGTGCCAGTTCCCATCACTTACACGCTGGCTTCCATCGTCATTATCAGCAACGATAGACTCATTAATATCAGGAATATCAATCAAGAGGGGATACTTAATGTTATCAGTCCAAGTTTTTACCCTTGTCTTTTTATCTAAAATTTCAGCAACCTGAGGAAAGATTTTTTCAACTAAATCATATTTCTTTCTTCCGCTGACTATTTGCTCATTTCTTATTTCTTTTTCTAGCCTCACTTGATTTCTATCAGCGTCTTTTCCTAAATGTTTTTTATTAACCCCTAAATTATGATGTTCATCTTCCTCTATTTCCCATCCAATTTCTTTTAACCCATTGGCTGTTTTTACAACTTTGAAAAATTCTACGCTTGCTGGATTCAATCTTAAATAAATATCTAAATCATTAATAACATTATCCCACCAAATTTTGTTTCCATCTATTCTCGGAAAAATACTCAATTTTAATTGTTCAACAGAAATACCACCAATTGATTTTAATTTTATTATAACATTTCCTCCTTCCTTAGAAGTATAAAATAATCCAATCTCGTTTTTCAGTATTTCTAAACTGTAAGGGGCTTTATCAATAACAAATTTATCGCCTCTATCCTCTGGAGTTAAATCAATGTCTTTCCATTTTTCATTTTCATTTTTTGGATTTTCTTTATAATGAACCGCTCCCATTGCTTTTATCAATCTAAATTTATTTCCACCCAATGAAAAGGTTTTAGAACCCGATGTCCTTTTTTCAATAACTTCTACGCTATTTTTCGGTTGTTTAATTATTTCTGCTGGTTTCATATTCCTATCGTCAAATTTTCTAGCCTGAATCTACATAGTTCAGGTTTTACTACTGAAACGCATTCCTCAACATCAATTTTCCAATCGTCGTCTTTTAATTTCTGAAATTCTTTGTTCGGATTATCTATTACATCTCTATAACTTAAAACTACCAACTGAATATCTTTTCTATTTTCCAAGTGTTCTATAATATATTTCATTAACTCATTGTATTTGACTGTCGGGAATTTCCTTTGGAAAAATGCCTCAAAACTTTGCCTAACTTCTTCTTTGTTTCTAAGCATAAAAACTATTTTGTAATTTCTAATCGGTAGATTCAAAACATCATTGAACATAACTTTTATCAATTTGCCTTTTTGTTTCTCCATAAAATCGTCTTGCCTAACCTTTCTCATCCTCTCAATTTCGTAAAAACCATTTGGGTTTGGTTTGTAATCTTTATCACCAAATCTATCATTCATTTTATCTCTTTTATCGCTTCTTACCGCCTCAAGTCCTCCTGTTTCTAATGCTTTCATCATCATTGAAGTTCCCGTCCGCATATATCCTGATACCACATAGGTTGTTTTATTTTCTAAAGTAAAATTTGTCTTTTTCATATTCGTAAGGATAATCCTTGTGCTTCTTGCCTCCTTCTAAATAAATGAATCCACAATTTGTTATCTCTTGAACCTCCTCCCTCAATTTCTTATAAGGACAAATCAGGGCAACAATTATGTCAAACCCTTGTCCTTCTATCATTTTAGCCATCCTAGCTACTCTCATATTATGTTCCCAGCGGTCTTTTTTAGAAAAGCCAGTCGGGTAAATCCCCCTTACTGTGTCACCGTCTAAAATAATAGACTTATCTGTTTTTAATTGTCTGGCTAAAGTAGTTTTCCCCGAGCCACTATTGCCTGTTACCCAAATTATCATTTCTTATTTTCGTTGCTGAAATGTCCTCTAATTCTTTTGGCAATGTTATTTCTCTTATTCCCCAACCGACCTTTCTTCCGTAGCAAACTTCCTCAATATCAGGGATAGATATTATTTTTACTTTATCTTTCCATTCTGCAAGAGCTTTTTTTATTACCCTTTTCCTTTCCAATACAGTCAAAGGATTGCTCTCTGAAATGTCTGTATTTCTAATAGCAATCAAAACCGATTTCCCTTCTTTCAAGACAGTTTCAATCAATGCCTTATGTCCTTTGTGGAAAGGCTGCCACCTTCCTACAAATAATGAATATATTTTCTTTTCGTCTTTGGGGGTAAGTTTGTAGGTAGTATCGTTAAGTTTTGTTATTGGAGTTTTCACTTATTCTCTATGTAATTCAAGCTTAGGCAAATCCACATTATTCTTGTCGCTAATAACTATCCGGTCATCGGGCAGAATAAAATTATAGCAAGCGTGCTTCGTGCCTTTAATCTTGTAGCCAAAGACATAGGCCTTGACTGTGTCTTTGAAGTTCTTGAAATAGTAGGCGTGGACATTCCGGTAAAAGTGGAACACCTGCATATTCGGCAGAACCAAGAGGTCAATCCTCCTCTTGATGTCGTCAGACTTATACATCGTAAACATCTTGACTTTGTTCCATTTTATCTCTCTGATCTGATGGAAAACCCCGTCTTTCCCGAACTGATGGAACTCCGAATCGTCCAAATAAACCACCCCCCAAACCCAGCGTTCGGGAGTAATTTCCTCCTTTTTGCCTTCTTGGCTTGTAAATGTATATTTCATAATAATAAAAAATAATCCTGCCCTCTCTTGAGCAAGATTATTTTCGCATTATATTGCTCATAGAGGTATTGTATTACCTATTAA